GGGCGCAGCAAGTAATTTCTTAGAACCGCCAGTAACTGATCTCGGTAATGTATATGGCCGATAACTAAACCAAAAGTACTTTTTTAGATATAATTTAATATGGATAATCACGATATAGAATCACGAAATAACCGAGACTTAGTTGACAAACAATTTCTTGGCATAGTTGAGGACGCAAACGACCCTCGAAAAGAAGGTCGCGCAAAAGTTAGAGTTATTAGCCTATACGATGATATTGCAGTAGCTGATCTTCCATGGGCGTATCCAAAACAAAAGAGCGCTTTTTTCGGTAAGAAAGGCAAAGGAGGTTCCTTATCGGTTCCTAAAAAAGGATCGATCGTTGCAGTTAGATTCGATAATGGAAATCCCTATTCACCAGAGTACTATTCCTTGCATGAAATTGCAGACGATGTTCGAGAAGAGTTAGGCAAAGACGGAGAATATTTAGGTTCACATATTGTGCTATTCGATGGTGACGAAGAGTTAAAAATCTGGTTCAGTATTAGTAAAGGAATTACAATGCAATTAAAAGGATCTCGAGTAAATATCGGTCGAGATAAAGCGATTACGATTGAACACGATCAAACACAATCAGTTATTGAATTAAGAGGCGGTAATATTACGATCCATGCAAATTCCAGAATTGAAATGTCAAGCGGCAGCGAAATTGAAGCAGCATCAAACGATATTTGGATCAATGGTAATTTCGTAAAAGTAGGTCATAATCCAGTAAATGGACCGGCTGTGCTTGGAGATAAGCTGTTTCTCCTATTAGAAGCGATGGGCAGTGCAATCGATGCAAAATTTCCACCAACACCTGGAGCAATAACTGCAGCTGTGAGCTCATTTAAACCAGCAGTATTATCAAATACGGTAAAGGTTTCACTATAAAGATTTCTTGTAGAGATTTCCAATATTTTCATATCGGAAAAGCTTGTTTAATCTAGAATTTGGAGTGACTGATATAATATCATAATTATGGGTCTTCAGCTTCTTAAAATTAGTTAGCATTGCTTCAAATCGAGGAAGGTACCAGTCGGCGCCAACAGTATTTGCAGAAGTATGATTTTCATCTTTCCAAAAATGACTAGGCTCTTGCCAAGTCAAAGAGATTCCAGCTAAATAAAATGTATATTGTTCATGCGGATTATTACGAATATCTCTAAACAATTCAATAGAGTTAGTCACTGAATCTGGAAAAGCTCGTTTATTTTTTCTAGGATAAACCTTTGTCCATGGTGGAATAGCTGCATCATTTGATTTCTTTGCTTTTCTAATCCAATCGCTAGAAAAAATAGTAGAGTGCTGTTTAAGCTTCGCTAAAGTTTCAGGGTATCTGGAAAGTTCATTATTGATTACTAAGTCATTGAAGAAAAAATAATTTGGAATATATTTTAACCATATCCTGTTTATTCCAAGAGTAATAATGGATCGATCTAATTTATCAAATTCAATTGAATTGATTTGAGGATCGTTTCCTAAAACTAAGACTTTAACTTTTGCCATTTAACCAGTCTCTTGAATTTATATTTTTATCGTCAATGAAGAAATCATACGTCGGCTTTCCGAACCTTAATTCGTGATATAGGACGCCCCAGGAAGAGAGTTGACCCTCAGTTAATTGTCTCCAATCCAATCCAGAAGAAGTCCCTCTAGCGGTCCAGAAAACGATAGTATGTCCAGCTAAATATAGGTCATTCACCTTCTTAACCGCGTCTGGAATAGGTACTGCAGATTCGTATTCCATGTGATTAGCAAGAGTACAAATAGTATCGTCGATATCAATGAAATATATCACCAGTAATCTCTAGGTTATTTTCCAATTTATATTTTTCCCAGTCTTCTGCATTCATTAGATCTGGAAATCTTTCTCCCTCATTACAAGAAACGTTGACATACATTTTTCCTGGTGTAGAACAGCCACAATATTTACAGTAGCCCTGTACCATGCAATCATCTTTACAGATTTCAGAACGATATAGCACTTGCTCACGCTCATGTTTTGGAAGAAGATGCATTTTATCGCCTAGCATTTTTAGGTTGCCTTCAATAAATTGAAAGACCTTTTTTGGTGTAATTTTCATTTTCCTCTAAGTGTTTTTCTTTTTGCAAGCTCAGATGCGATTACTTCACGTGGTCCATATCCGCCACGAGCAGCTTCAACATCACGGATACTCTTTACTAATTTAATGAGTCCTTGCGGTTCAACTGATGCCATCTGATCGCTACCCCAAAGAGAGCGGTCTAGCGTAATATGTCGTTCTACCCAAGTTGCACCTAATATTGTAGCAGCAACGGTAGTCGTAAGACCAAATTCATGGCCAGAATAACCGACTTCAAATTTCTTTTCAAAATCATTACCTCTATTAATATGTGATAAGTATGTAATATAGTCTAGGTTTAATTCTTCAATTGGCGATGGATATGTTGAATTAGTATGGAACACAACATCAGGTCGACCTGCTGCAATGGCAAGATCAATTTCTTCTTGCGTGCTCATTCCAGTAGAAATTAGCAAAAAGTCAGAATTCTCTCTAGCATACTCTACTAAAGTTAGGTCATTAATTAAAGCTGAAGGTATTTTAGTCATAACTCCCCATTTACCATTAGGTAGCATTGTTTCAAAACCTCGCATAAAATCAACTGCACCCTTATCCCAAACTGAAGCAAACCACTTCATTCCTTTAGAATCACAATACTTGTCAATTTCTTTGTATGTTTCCTTTTCAAATTCAATATCACGCTTATATTGAAAGTATGTAGTTTCCTCTTTTCTCCAAGGAACGTTCTTTGCTTTTAATCTCTCAGCTTGAGGTACACATAGCTCTGGAGTTCTTTTTTGAAACTTAACATAGTCGACGCCAGCGATAGACGCAACATCGATAAGTTTCATAGTATGCGCTAAAAACTTTTCAATATGGGTACCGTATGCATAATTAATTCCAATTTCAGCAATAATTTTAGTTTTCATTTAATTTAATTATTTTTCGAATACTGTTCCTCATCGTGATAACAAGTAAATTCATTTATGTAATAACTTTTTAGATTATTTTTTTTGATAAAGTTCCTAGACCTTTCCCACAAGTCTGCGTCGGCAGGTAACCCAACCTTTCCAGTTTCGGCAAAAAGATCCCTATATAGTAGAGGAATTTTTTTAAAATTCATACACACTGATGAGTGAATTAATTTACTGGATATTGGATAACCCTCAACAAATTTGGATTGAGAATAGAAATCTGGTAAAATTCGAATTGGCGTAATATGTGTGGATTTAGTACACATCCAGTCTGCGCCAGTTCTAATTATACAATTATTAATTTCAGCCAAGTGATTTGGTTTCCAGTGGTCATCATGGTCAAGGTGACAAATATACTTAAATTCCTCTGCTTGTGCTGTTTCAATTGAACGATTAAGTGCGTTAACTCCACCGTATGACCATAGTGCTTTTTTATCAGTGTAATTATCTCGTTCCTTTGCAACATTAAGATTTTCAAAATGTAATTTATCAGATGGGTACTGAGAAATAATATCATTAATTTCTGTTAAATTTTCATATCGATCACCAATTAGAAATATTTTAAAATCAGAGTACGTCTGATTAAAGATTGAGTTAAGCGCTCTCTTTAAATAAAATGGAGTCTTATTGTCTGCACGTTGATAGGTCGCAATTGAAATTGCAAGTTTCATTTTCTACTAAATATTTTTTATTAAATTAGCGTCCACTCACTAAGATACGTATCTGGAATAATATATTTTACATTTATGGTATTGTCTTTAAACCATAGCCGTGGGGCAATCGTTTTAGCATTTGACAAATATGATCCCCACCAAGAAAAAGTACTATTTGCCATTACGAGATGTTTTGCCTGGGTTAAAACATAAAAATCTTCAATAACTGAATTTTTTATGTATTCACAATCTAATCCAATTGTATTTTTTGCTGCAACAATATTATCAGTCACGACTATTACTCGTTTTGTTGGAAAAAAGGTTAATGCTTTTTTATAATATTCCCTATCTAATTGGTGCCAGGTAGTATGTCCTCCACCGGCATAGTCTCGATAATGCATAATTACGCATTCATCAAAATCAATATTCAAATGATTGGTAATTGGCTTGGGTGTCAAAAAATGTTTAATTATGTCTGGACAATGATTAAAATATTTAGGTGAACCTAAATAGCCATGTATGTTAACATTATCTGGAATATTGAACCCAACAAATCCGACATCTGCCCCATATAAATTTTTGGTCATTGCATGGATTCGATAGGAGCCCGGTGACTCTATTTTAGGTAACGGATTAGTAAAATGTTCTTGATGTATCCATTCTGGAAAACCGTAAGAGAAGCCATTGTTAGTAGCTATTCCAATAACACTGGCTATTCTAAATAAAATGTTTCCTAAGCCACTATCACCTTTTCCAGTAAGCATAGTGTTATTATTGAGTAGAGATGTTGTAATCATAATTTTAAATTATATTAATATTTTCACTTTTATGCCACGGTCTAGATGGAGCACCGGCATATGGATCTAACGCTGCTCCAACATCAATTTGAGTGATGTTTGGATATTTAAAAAACATTTTACTAAACAGCATTTTACCAGTAACTGCACATCCATATATTATTACAGGATCTTTTATTTTATCTAAAAGTAAAGTAAGGGACTCCTCATAATTTTCGTGGTATTCCCAAGAATAAGTTATTGGGGTGGTAATATGATATTTTTCGATACACTGAAATTTCATATTTTTTTGATGATTCGGTCCGACTAGTATAACTCGTCTATCTCTAAGAGATTTAAAAAACTCATTAAGCCCATAGTAAACATACATATGCATAAAAGTTATGCAATTAATAGATAAGGCGTCAGTATGTTTAAACCTTTGATAAAAGGCATCAAGTATAGAACTATAGTTTTTATGGCGGGTATAGATATCATCTATACACGGTGTTCTATTTTCTATACCAATTGTTAGATTTAGATCATTTGTCTCTTCTTTATATTTAAAGATTGGGTCGAGTGACTTTTCATAAATCGTTCGATATGGCTCTTCAAGTATAGTAGTTTGAGGAATGTTTAAATACGCTTTTATATCACCATCCCCCATTCGTAAAAAAGAAAAATTAATATTATTTTTAATTAATTGTATAATTTTATTATACGTTTCTTCAGAAGAGTGTGGAGTAGTCGGATATATCCATTTTTCCCAGTTTTTTGTAATATACATATCGTTTCGTTTAGTCAGCATAAATTTATCCTTTTAATTAATAATAAGATCAAGAAGATCTTTTTTTCTATCTTTTATTTTTTTAAAACTATCGCATTACCGTCAATAATCTCTATATTGTCTCTAATTATTTTTGTTTTTAAAAAATACTTATTATTTTCTTTTTTCTCTAATTCAACCACAATTTCAATTTCATCATTAATGTAAC